CTGGACCTACTGGTCCTATTGGTTTGACTGGTGAACAAGGGGTTACTGGTCCCGAAGGCTGGCCCGGCCCAGTTCTTTTCTGTTTTCCAAATTAATCCGTAAATTACTACACGTATTGGTAAATAAAAGTACGCACCGAATAATCTTCGGTGCAGCACTTCAATCATAAAGGAAATTTCTAAATGACAGTACCAGAACAAATGCTTTACGGAATCAAGCCACAACAGAGCAACCTTAGATACTTACCCTACGTATACTATTCGGGAGCCCAGCGTTTTTTATCTGGACCGGAGTGTAGGGAAATCGTCAGCTTCATGGGAGAGAAGGACCTACGCCAGGGTTTAATTGGTACAGGGGAAGGGCAATCACGCCTGGATGTGGAGTATCGCTCGGTTTACACGCAATCGATGCCAGTCGAAGGCTTTGAATGGCTATACGAACGACTGCTCCAGCGTGTCGTCTGGGTAAACAATGACAATTATCGTTTCGATATTACCGGACTTGTCGAACCCGTCCAGTTCCTCGAATACCGGGAGGCACCTAATGCCGAAGGGAAAAGCGGTCGATACAGGTGGCATACCGATACCGGCCCAGGCATAGGATCTACACGCAAACTGTCTTGTGTTATTCAGCTCAGCGACCCAAGAGATTACGAGGGATGCAGGTTGCGATTGTTTGATTGCACTGGCCCTGAACTGGAAATACCGGAAATTGGGCAGGGCGATATGGTAGTATTTCCATCGTACACCCCACACATGGTATCAAACCTAATAAGTGGTACGCGCAGGTCTCTCGCTATATGGATATCTGGACCTTCATTCCGGTAATCAATCGATTGCCGAAGCAAAAAATAAAACTTCATACCCTAACCGTAATGTCTAAGCGCATTATTATTTAAATGGTATAAATATACATAATTAAAGTGGCATAGACCACAAGGAGAAATTATTGAAAGATTTTTGGGGGTATCATCAAATTTTGGATTGCGGTGGATGTGATGTAAGTAAGATGTCAGACATTAAAAATGTTGACACATGGATTCGCCGGCTCGTGAAGGACATCGATATGGAACCAATAGGTGAACCCAGGATCGAATATACAGCAGCAGAATTTATAGACAAAGCAGGATTTACAGTAGTCCAAGTTATCGTTACGAGCAGTATAACAGCACACTTCGTGGATAATCTTGGCCAAATCTACCTGGACGTTTTTAGCTGTAAGCAATTCGAAGCTATCACCGTAGAAAATAGCATGAGAGAATTCTTCGGCACAAAGAGCTTTAGAAAATATTATTTAACAAGGCAGGCAGATTGATACGATGAGAATATTGTTGTTCTTTGTTATGGCTATGCTGATTAGTTGTGGAGAGAACAACAATACCTTACCTCAGGATTTTGATAGAACCAACCAAAATATTATACTAACTGTTACCTGGCACGATAACCAAGAAGAAGTGGATTTGGAATTTGTAAAAAGTTTCGGAGAGCCTAATCCCGGAAGAACCGGCTTTGCAGTTTGGAAGAATCCAGGAAATATTCCGTATACGTGCGACATACATGGCATACGCCCAAAATCACTAAATGATGAAAATATGGATACACTTGGTCATGAATTGACTCATTGTTTGATTGGCACATTTCACCCGTAATTACCCATAAACAAACTGGTCTATTCTTTTATATCGAATATTGAATGCGTTACATAGTAATTCAATTTCTCGTAAGCACTCATTTCGTCCACCACCCACCATGTAAAACGGGCTCAATTGCCTGAGCATGGATACAACTCCCTTGGATGGCAAATAATTACTTCCGGGCAACTTGGGTAAAAATTCAGGAAGATATAGGTTATCCCCACCTAGAAAATCCTCCATGCTACCATATTTTCTGACCAAGTCCTGAGTATTAGCATGACCAATTGCAGTCATAATATCTTCCTTCGACAGTGATCTAGAATCATTTTTATTAGCAATGATCATAGCCCGTATCATCTTTACAATAATAGCATCAGATATATCCGAATCCATCCATCCTCGAAAATAGCCGTATTGTTTCTCCATCCATTCGGTTCTGTTACGCACCAAACTCCTCGACCCGCCGTTTTGGGACCACCACGATTTAACAGTCGTTATGTTATCCTCAGTCATTTCAGCATCATTATAAATAGCAACAATCCTTCCGGACTGATTATTTAGGAACTGAATCAATGGCTTGATTATTGGGGTAGCGAGACGTCGATAAGCAGGCTGTACGTCTATTACCAATACATTAGTGCTTTTAGACTCGGTTAATTCCATGTATCGCATAGTCTTATTTATCAGGTAGCGAGGCTTATTCATCAAACCCTTCGATATCAAGCTGTAAAAATATTTCACGATAGTGTGTAAAATCACTAATCATTTGTTTAACGTGAAACATTTCGAGAGATATTGATTTGCTATGTAACCGCAAGGGACGGTAAAACTTTTTTACCAATTTCTCTAATTTTCTGATTCGATGGTCTGGGTTCTCGGGGTTATATTTTCTCGAGACTTCTCTTACTTCGTAATACAGAGCCCTTAGCGGGTTTAATCCGGGCCGATACTTTTCCTCTATAAAATCAAATCTAAAGCTTTTATGTTCGGAAGCAAGGTTACCCATAATGTGCGTGTACTCAACATTTAAAGACACCTTCATATCACTTATAGTTTTAGATACTACACTATCGTAATTCTTATTAAGTGAATCTGCAATTTCTTGATGATTCGCAGATAGCTTCACATAATGCAGCGCAAGAATTTCATCTATAGTGTGCCTGCCGTCTAAAAATATGTGTGGTAATAAACCGGTACTTTGAAAGTAATCAAGCTCATTCTGTATACGGAGTACTTCGAAGTCTATCACTTCGCCTCTACTCATACATGTATTTATTCCTTATTGATCGATAGAATAGTATGTAGTTTAGTTGTACCCTTGTTACGAATTAGTGTAGTTTTCGCACCGGCGTGAAGCGGCTGCGGCCACCACCCGATATCAACCCATGCGTATCCTGCGCTCTCAGAGTTTAATCTGGGCGTGAACTCATTTTCTACTACATACACAAAGCTATAGTAATAAAACTGCTTGTCGGGGCTCTGAAACACGTCTATGGGGTTTAATTTGGTGAGTTCTGGAACAAAGCCAATCTCTTCTTTTAATTCACGTTGTATCGCACCATACGGAGTTTCGTTCTTTGCTAATGTTCCGCCGAAGAATCCCCAAGTATTTTTGAATCGCTTTTCAGCCTTTCGCAGTTGCAACATACATCGCCCTGTACTTTTCGCTAAAAATATTACACCTGCTGCGGTAGTTGTCATATTACAGCGTTAACCGCCAGTAACCCGGATTATAAATTCCTTCCCAACTACTAATCCAACCACCATCTACCCACTTGTACTGGGAGGTAGTAAACGCATTAGTAACATATTCTACCGAAGTAGATACACTGGAATCGAATGCGATAACCCAAGAAGATCCATTATATTGAATAATGTCGTTTGCTGACGCATTGATACCCCAATTCGGATAACCTGTACTTGAAATATCAGTAGCGATAAGGTATCGCTGATTAAGAGCCGCATCTGGCAACGTCATGTCTCCCGGATAATTCTCCCGAGCATCGATAATGCGATCCAAATCGGCTAACGTATTACCTGGCAGCGTATCAATATCTAAGTTGAAAATTAATCTCGTATCATCAGTTGGATGTGCAGCTACTACACCTACTATTGCTGAAGTCTCATCATCAGTGTCATTAGTAATATTTAATTTTAATAAGCTAGAAGCAGACAACGAGCCCTGCATCTCGATCAATTTCGACCAAGATTGACCGACACCATTATTGTTTACAAGTACCGCGTGAACCCCACTAATTTGCAAACGATAATCGTTAGGAGTAATGACTATTTCAGCAGTATCTCCGATTGCTCCGAAAAAGTCAGCGTACTCACTACTATAGCCTAAATCAGCAATACTAGACGTGCTGTGTATGTCGGCAATAATTCGTTGTATAATTGTTTGTCGCTTAACTTTAGCTGGAGGAGAAATCCAAATACCAGTAGTAAAGGTCATAGTAGCTATGTCTAACGATTCGTCAACCCCTTGCGGAATATTCCTACTAGTCCAATTAATATCGGTCATTTCCATCTCAAAAACGTTAACCCAATTAAGGGGATTAGAATCTGATTGTAACTGGATGCCCGGATTAAATAATATCATCATTTGTTCTAACAATTGTAATTTTGTATCAGTGTTTGTAGTCCAGATATCAGCCTTGAATGTTAATTCGTATGGGATTGGCATGTAGCGTTTGGTGGTATATAGACTTCCTTGCTCTGATGAATAACTTCGCGTCTCCGGATTCCATTTCCTCTCAGCTACTTGCTGGGTGTCTACGTGTGTTGGATCCTGCATACGATTTCTTGCAATTTTTAAACTGTCGATACTTATGGCAATAAGCGGGGCAGAGTTGATTACATTTTCTGAATTATTACGGAGTATAGTCGCAACCATTCTTGTACTATCGCCGTACTGGACGGGCACTCGATTATACCTTGCTACACCATTAACATATTCTCTGACTTGGAAGTGAGAAAATACCCTGATGATCTGAAGCAGGTACCGTCGGATTTGCTCATCATAAAAAAAATCCATATTTGACATATATTACCTTACTTAAACGACTTGACCGGTGTATATTTTGTGCGCTTTCCGTCCTTAGTAGCGGTTAATAGCTCCTTGCGGTTGCTCTCCACTTTACGAACTGAAACATGTACCCACCCATCATTGCTTGGCTTTCCGTTGTTATCTACGTAGTACTCTAGAATAATTTGGTCATACTTACAATTATTTTTTACCCACTCGGCTAATTCTTTATTGTCAATACCTTCAATCTCAAAATCAACTGCCTGTCCTTTAGTGTGTAATGAGTTAGTTGCCCCACCAATCCTAGAATTCAATTTATCTGATCTAAATCCCGAACTTACCTTTACTGGTTTCCCAAAATGAGCACGCACCGGTTCTAGTACTTGTTCG